CCGGGTCGGTGGCGGCCGGGTGGTGGAGGTCACCGCCGACCCGCAGGCGGCCGAGCTGCGGGACCGGGTGGACTACCGGCCGGGCACCGGCTGGGTGATACCCCGGCTGAAGACGCTGGTGGAGCGCAACCGGCCGTGTGTGATCGTGATATCGGACCGGGCGCTGTTCGAGGAGGCCGAGGCGGCTGGGCTGCCGGCCTACCGGGCCAGCACCGGTGACCTGGCGTCGGCGGCGGCGAAGCTGTTCGACGGGATCGCTGGCAGCACCCCGGACGTGTGGCACTCGCCTGACCCGGACCTGTCCGATGCGGTGGCGGGGGCGACGAAGCGGACGCTCGGCGACGGGTGGGCGTGGGACCGCCGCTCGGTCAGCGTCAACATCTGCACCCTGGTCGCCACCAGCCTGGCGCTGTGGGGGCACGCCAACCCTCGCATCCACGTGGCCCGGCTGACCCCGTTCGCCCTCGTCGGTAGCTGACTGCGGCCGCCACACCTTGCCTTCGGCCGCGACAGATCGGTCACGCGGCCCGTTCTGCCTGACCTACCCGACAGTACGGACGGGGGTCGGCTTATGGGCTGGTGGCGCAGGCTGCTCGGCCGGAAGACCACCGGTGCTGAGCTGGTGAAACGATCGGCCCTGCCCTTCCAGGACTGGGTGGATCTGTTCTCCTTCGGCGGCACCAGCTATCCGCTGCTGAACACCACCATGGCCTCGATGAACGAGGAGGCCATCGGGTCGACCCTGTCGCAGGTGGCCAAGTCCAACGGGCCGGTGTTCGCGCTGCTGCTCGCCCGGCTACAGGTGTTCTCCCAGGCCCGGTTCCAGTGGACCCGCTTCGACCGGGGGGCGCCCGCCGACCTGTTCGGCACGGATGAGCTGGCTGTGCTGGAGCGGCCGTGGCCGGGTGGCACCACCGCGGACCTGCTCGCCCGGATGGAGATCCAGGTCACCACCGCCGGGAACGCCTACGTGCGGCGGGTCGGCCGGGGCGAGAAATCCCGGCTGATCTGCCTGCGGCCGGAGTGGATGTACATCGTCCTCGGGTCGCAGACCGACGCCGACCACCCGGCCGAGGCCGCCGACGTGGAGCTGCTCGGCTACGTCTACAAGCCACCCAACGCGGCGATGGTCACGTTCCTGCCCGAGGAGATCGCCCACTACGCGCCGATCCCCGACCCGGACGCCACCTACCTGGGCATGTCCTGGATCACCGCCGCCCTGCGGGACATCTCCGGCGACAACCTGATGACCGACCACAAGCGTGCCTTCCTCCGCAACGCCGCCACCCCAAACATGGTGATCAAGTTCGATCCGTCGATCACGATCGGGGCGGTCAAGGAGTTCAAGGAGATCTTCGAGGCCGAACACGTCGGGGTGCTGAACGCGTACAAGACGGTGTACCTGGGTGGCGGCGCCGACGCGACCGTGGTCGGCAAAGACTTCCAGCAGTTGGAGTTCGCGGTCACCCAGGGCAAGGCCGAGTCGCGGCTGGCATCCTGCGCCGGGGTTCCCCCGTCCTGGGTCGGATTCTCCGAAGGGCTCCAGGGTTCGTCGCTCAACGCGGGCAACTTCACCGCCGCCAGGCGCCGCTTCGGCGACGGAACCATGCAGCACATGTGGATGAACGTCGCCGCCAGCCTGGAGATCCTGGTCCGCCGGCCCAGCGTCGGCGTGTACCTGTGGTTCGCCACAAAGGGCATCCCGTTCCTGCACATGGACGCGAAGGACGCGGCCGAGGTGCAGGCCACCGAGGCGCAGACGATCACCGCCCTGGTGCGGGACGGGTTCACCGCACAGTCGGCGATCCTCGCGGTCCAGAACCACGACTGGTCCCGCCTGGTGCACACCGGGAGGGTTTCTGTCCAGCTCCAGACCCCCGGTGAGGCCGACGCGGCGCAGGTCAACGGCAACGGCGCCCGGCGCGGAGAGCTGATCGTCGGTGCCCTGCGGCCATGACAACTCCAGGACGGAGACGGATGTGACCACCACAACGGTGACCGGTGTGGACCTGCGGTCCGCGCTGCGGCTGTGCTACCGGTCGGTGGAGTTCCGCGCCACCGGCCAGGTCGGCGACGGTCGCACCCTGGAAGGCTACGCCGCGGTCTTCGACACCCCCACGATCATCGAGTCGTTCGCCGGGGACTTCGAGGAGGTTGTCAAGCGGGGCGCGTTCCGCAAAACGCTGCGGGACCGCATGCCGGTGATGCAGTTCGACCACGGCAACGACAAGCGCACCGGCAGTGTGCCGATCGCCTCGATCGAGGATCTTCGGGAGGACGACGAAGGTCTGTTCGTCAACGCGCGGCTGTTCGCCAACGACGTGGTGGAACCGATCCGGCAGGCAGTCGCCGGCAAGGCCATCCGCGGCATGTCGTTCAAGTTCCGGGTGATCCGGGACCAGTGGGTCGACCGCGACGGGAAGAAGATCCCCGCCGACGACCTGGCCGGCCTGCTTGAGAACCCGGGCGACCGCGGGCCGATCCGCCGGGAGATCCAAGAGGTCGAACTGTTCGAACTGGGCCCGGTGGTGTTCCCCGCGTACACGCAGACCAGTGTCGGCGTACGCGGCTCCCGGTTCGACTCTAACGCCGTGGCGGTGCGGGGTGTGCTGGGCCAGTTCGGGCTGGATGAGCGCTGCGTGCAGCGGCACCTGGCCGGGTTCGACCCGCAGGAGCGGCAGGTCCTCGCCGAAGAGGTGGTGGCCGCGTTCCCGGAGCTGGCCGACCTGCTGACCGCGCGGGCCACCCCACCGGCCGACCCGGCGCCGGCTGCCGAGCCCGAGCCTGAGCCGACCCCACCCGCACCAGTACCCACCCCGCCCCCGGCGCCTTCCCCGGCCCCGCCGGGCGGTGCCCAGAGCTCCCCGCAGCCGGCCGCGGCCACTGCGGGACCCACCACCACCGAGCCGGCCCCCAGCCACTCGGCGTCCAAGCCGGAGCCGCGTAAGCACTCCAAGGCACCCAAGCCGCCGGTAGCCAGCCGTGCGGCGACCAAGCCAGCCACAACTAGCCAGAGGAGTGACAACGTGCAGCCCACGATGACCGTGGACGAACGGCGGGAGCGGCAGGAGGAGATCCGCGCCCGCCTCACCGAGATCGACAACGAGTACATGGGTGCCGCCCTGCCGGATGAGACCCGGGAGGAGTGGGGCCGGCTGTCCGAGGAGCACCAGACCCACCAGGTGGCCATCGACGACGCGGAGCGGCGCCGGGTCAACCTGGAGAGCCTGTTCGCCCAGGGCCGCGGCGTAGAGGGTGGCGCCGGGATCACCACGGTGACCACCCCGGGTCTGCTGGCCAAGCGCACCGACTCGGACCTGTACGACCTGCGGGAGATCCGCCGGTCGGCATCCTCGGAGGATGACCTGCGGCGGCTGTACCGGGAGCGGGCCTACGAGGCGGTGGAGCGGGCCAAGTTCCCCGGGCAGAAGAACAAGGAGCGGGCGCAGGCCCGGGCGCTGGAGCTGCTGGACACGGTCGACGACGAGTCGGCGACCCTGGCCCGGCGGATGCTGGCCACCGGATCCCCGTTGTACGACCGGGCGTTCGGTAAGGCGGTGTTGGCCCGGTCCACCTCCGGGCTGACCGCGGAGGAGGCCCGGGCGCTGTCCGTGGGCTCCGACTCCGACGGCGGTTTCGCGGTCCCGTTCCAGCTCGACCCGACGATCATCCTCACGTCGGACGGGTCGAGCAACCCGTTGCGGCAGATCAGCCGGGTGGAGACGATCGTAGGCAAGGAATGGCAGGGTGTCACCTCCGCCGGGATCACGGTCACCCGCACCCCGGAGGTGCAGGAGGCCACCGACGACGCGCCCGAGGTGGACCAGCCGGTTGTCCGCCCGTCCGCGGTCCACGCGTTCGTGCCGTTCTCCATGGACGTGGAGCAGGACTGGACGCGGCTGCGGGCCGAGATGACCCGGCTGCTGAACAACGCCAAGGACGACGAGGAGGCCGAAAGCTTCGTCAACGGCGACGGGTCCCTCATCTCCGGCGGCGGGCACACCCCGGACGGCATCGCCGCCGGGCTGGCCGCGGCCAGCGAGGTACCCGGCGGCGCGTCGTTCACCTCCCAGGACCTGTACGACCTGGAGGCCGGCGACAACGGGCTGGGTGAGCGGTTCCTCGCCCGGGCCGTCTGGCTGGCCAACCGCAGCATCTACAACCTGGTGCGGCAGTTCGACACCTCCGGCGGTGCCGACCTGTGGGTGCGGCTCGGCGCGGGTCAGCCACCTGAGCTGATCGGCTACTCGGCCTTCCGCGCCTCGGCGATGCCGTCCAGCCCCACCGGCCGGTACCTGATCCTGGGCGACTTCAACGAGTTCCTGGTTGTGGACCGTGTGGGCATGTCTGTTGAACTTGTTCCGCACCTCTTTGGTGCGGCCCGGCGGTTCCCGACCGGTCAGCGGGGTATCTACGCCCGCTGGCGCAACACCACCAAGATCCTGGTGGACAACGCCTTCCGAGTCCTGACGGACGACGAGTCCTGACCCTGACCATGATGATCCGCCGGCCGGGGCTGTGGTTCCGGCCGGCGGATCTCACCCAAGGAGACGACGACGTGAGTGATCTGTTCGTGGCGCGGCAGTCCGGCACGGTGATGCTGGATGGCCGGCGGCACGCGATCCGCCGCGGGGTGACCGTGGCGAGGGCGGGATCCGAGATGCTGGCGAAGCATCCCCGGCTGTTCGAGCCGATGAAGGTGCACTACGACGCGCCAGCGAAGGGGCGTCG